TTTGGGGGACGGAACTCAACGTCGGTGCCCTGGCCAAGATCAAAGTCGATCTGGATGCGCTGGCAACATTGACGAACGCCGAAGAGACTGAGCAAACCACGACGATTGGGCGAGTGACGACGGTTGAGACAAACTACGTCCACACGGGCGACATCAAGTTTGGCCTTTATTCGTCGGCCCCGGCTGGCTGGGTAAAGATGAATGGCGGGACGGTCGGCAACGCATCGTCTGGGGCAACCCGCGCCAATGCCGACACGGCGGCGCTGTTTGCGGTGCTGTGGGACTTGAACGCGACGGATTCGCCCATCCTGACATCGGCGGGTGCGGGTTCAACCCGTGGCGCAAACGCGGCTGCTGACTATGCGGCGAACAAACGGCTGACGGTGCCTGACGCGCGTGGTGAGTTTCTGCGGGGGTGGGACGATAGCCGGGGCATTGACACATCGCGCCGCGTTGGTTCGGCGCAGGCTTCTGACCTTGAGCCGCACACTCACCTTATCTCGCCGCCGTCGTCCAGCGATGTGACTTCATCCGGTTCAACCGCGACGGGTTCGGGCGGCGGCGAAACCGTCACGCCATACGCCTCGGGTTCCTACGGAACGTCTGAGACTCGTCCCCGCAACGTCGCCGCGCTGGCTGTGATCAAGCTGTAATGCCCCTGATCGCGCTTGAGGTTCCGCCGGGCGTTTACCGGCAAGGGACAAACTACCAGTCGAAAGGCCGGTTCTACAGCGCGGACCTGTGGCGTTGGCATGGCGGAACGTCGGGGCCGATTGGCGGCTGGGTTCAGCGATCCTTGACAACAGTGTCGGGCAAGGCCCGCGCGATTGTGTCGTGGCTTTCTAACTCCAACACGGTCTGGACCGGCGTGGGGACGCACACGGGGCTTTATGCCGTGTCGCGCTCTGGCGTGGTGTCGGACATCACGCCGTCTGGCTTTACGGCGGGTCGTGCAGACGCGATTATCGGCGGCGGGTATGGCGAGGGGCTTTACGGATACGGCCTTTACGGAACGCCGCGATTGACCTCGACCAACATCATTCCCGCGTCGGTGTGGTCGCTCGATACCTGGGGTGAATACCTTGTCGGGACTATGGGTTCGACCATTTACGAATGGCAACTAAACCCCGCCGCCGACGCAGCGGCGATTTCCGGCGCTCCTACGGCTAACGCCATTCTGGTGACCGACGAGCGGATCATGTTTGCCCTTGGGGCCGACAATGACCCTCGCGCGATCGATTGGTGCGACGCGGAGGACAACACGGACTGGACGCCGACCGCGACCAATCTGGCGGGCGGAAAGCGACTGCAAACAAACGGCGGGCTTCAATGCGGGCGAAGGGTTCAGGGCGCCTATCTGATCTGGACCGACGTTGACGTTCACCGGGCAACCTATGTGGGCCTGCCGCTGGTCTATTCGTTTGAGCGTTTGGAAACCGGCTGCGGGGTGGCCTCGAAAGGCTCGCCGGTTGTGGCGGCCACGGGTCAGGTGTTCTGGTTTGGCGTCAACGATTTCTGGCGCTTCAACGGTTATGTCGAGGCCGTTCCGTGCGACGTGAAAGACTATGTGTTTTCGGACATCAACCGGACGCAGATTTCCAAGGTGAGCGGCTGGCACAACTCGCTCTGGGGCGAAGTCTGGTGGCACTATCCGTCGTCGGGATCGACCGAGGTTGACCGCTATGTCAGCTACAACTACCGCGAAAACACTTGGATGATCGGCGCACTTTCCCGCCTGTGTGGCGTTGACCGTGCGCCCTTGGCTGACCCGCAACTGGTCGGTAATGACGGCTATGTCTATTCGCACGAAACCGGAAACCTGAAGGATGCGCGCCAACCGTTCGCCACGTCAGGCCCGGTTGAACTTGGCGAGGGTGACCGGACGATGGAGGTTCACGCCTACATCCCCGACGAAGCGACGCTAGGCTCGCTGGCGGTCTCGTTCTCGGTCGCTGATTACCCGATGGACGCGCCGGTCACGGTTGCGGCGGTAACGGCTACGGCAAAGACCGATCTGCGGTTCTCGGCCCGCAAGGTCGCGGTGATCTACACGGGCGATGCGGACGTTGATTTCCAGATGGGCCGCATTCGGTTTGACGTAAAGCCGGGGGCTGGACGATGAGCCTTGTTCGCGCACCGCTTCAATACTCCCGCGAGGACCAGGATCGGCTCCGAACGACGCTTGACGCGCAAGACGCCGCCAACCGCAAGAAGGCGCAGGACGTGGAGATTGCAGGCGCGGAACGCCTGATCCTCGCATCCCCGAACGGCTCACGCTGGTCGGTTGTCGTCAGCAACGCGGGCGCATTGTCGGCGGTGGCGCTGTGAGGGTCGCCATTAGTGCGCTTCCGGAGGGCGTGGAGGCGCAAGTCAATGGAAACCGGGCGCTGGTAAGCTACGGCGACCCAGAGGCCCCTACGGTCGTTTCTGTGGCCCATGAGGACGGTGAACTGATCTTGTTCCCAGACCGATCCTACAAACAATCTGATCTGGCCAAGGCGCTTGACCCCGCAAGCTGACTGGTCCCGCTGCAAGGGATGGATCGAAGCGGCTCTGGATGAAGGCGACGGCACTCACACGATGGATGATGTGGTCGATGGCCTGTTGCGGGGTGATTACCAGTTCTGGCCCGGCGAGCGGTCTGCGTGTGTGACCGAGATTATCGAATATCCCCGCCGCAAGGCGCTCTGCTTCTGGCTTGCCGGTGGCGACATTATTGACCTCATGCAGTCCATTGAGCCGGAAGCCCGCGCTTGGGGTGAGGCTCAAGGGTGCGATTTGTTTCTCGGCTACGCAATCGACCGCCCTGGCTGGTCGCGCGCCCTTCAACGCTACGGCTACGCCCCCGGCTGGCGCGTATTCAGGAGAACCTAACAATGTCACTCAGCGGAACGCGGTCGCGTGAATCGACAAACCAGACGACGAACCAAACGCAAACTAACGCGCTGTCGGATCGTGCGCGGGGTGTTTACGACGCCGAAGTCAACCGGCTGCGCGGGATGCAATACGATCCAGTGGGGTCGGAGGACATTGCCCGGTTCGCCAATCCCTATCAGCAAGACGTGACGAATGCGACGATGGGGCAACTGAACCAGAATAGGCTTCAGGCTCGCAATCAACTGACAAGCGACATCGGCAAGGCTGGCGCGTTTGGCGACAAGCGCCGGGGCATCATGGAAGCGGAACTGGAAGGCGAACAAGACCGGACGGCAGCATCTACGCTGGCAGGACTAAACAGCGCGGGTTACGGGCAGGCTCTGAATGCAGCAATGGCGGAAGGCCAAAACCAGAACGCATACGGCCTAAATGTCCAGCAACTGATCCAGCAACTGCTGGCCGGTTCCTATGGTCAAGAGGGAACGTCGCAGATGCAAGGCACTCAGTCAGGCCGAAGCAGCCGCACCGGCATGGGCTTTGGCTTCACTTACGGGGGCGGCTAACAATGGGTCTTCTTGATCGCCCTCAAGCGGCGCAACGCTACGGCCTTCTCTCGCCGGACGTTATGAGCCTGATTCAGTCGGGCGGGCCTCGCGTGGCTCCTGCCCCGGCTCAACCGCCTCAGCGTCAGCGCGTCTCCGGCTTGCGTGTGCTTGACCGGGTGCTGGGTGGCGCAACTGTGACCGAAGGGCTGGATGCGGAGCGCGCCCGGCTGGAAGCTGAAGCCATGCGTCCTCAAGCGAGACAGCGCATGGAGGCCAACCGTATCGCTGCGGCGCAGATGGGTCCCGCTGCTTTGCTGGCTTTTGATAACAATCCGGAAGCCTTCGCTGAAAGCTTGGGGATGCAGTTCCGACCGGTGACGACGGCGGCAGGAAGTCAGACCAACTACGGGCCTAGTCCGTTTGCGTTTCGCGTTGAGCAGCCGACGTTTGCGGAATCGGGGGATCAGACCTTGCGGCGCACTTCGGCGGGCGTTGCTCCGATTTACACGCGAACGGACCCGTCGATCAAAGAGGGGATCGACCGAAGCGTTGCCGAGACGGGCCGTATTAACGCGCTTAACGTGCCTGTTGGGCCGAACACTGATCTGGTTGACCCGACAACCGGGCGGCGGATTTATCAGGGTTTCCGCGCGCCCGAGGTGAGCAGCGTTCCGTCTGGCGGGTCGTTGGCGGTTACCGATCTCGTTACCGGCGAGGTCATTAACACTGTGCAGGGTGCGCCTGAGCGCCGCCGTTCGTTTGAGGACGCTAACGGGGTGCGGCGCTTTGAGGATGATGGCTCTGCCGTGTTC